AGTTAGTGCTTCGGTATCCAAACCTTGTTGGTCAGCAATAGCTTTAATAGCTTCATCACGAGAAGTACCGTCTTCTATCATCCCGTCTAATGTTTCTTGTATACCCGTAATAGATTTGGCATTAGCATTAAGAAGTTTAGTTAGTGCCTCTACATCTAAACCTTGTTGGTCAGCAATAGCTTTAATAGCTTCATCACGAGAAGTACCCGATTCTATTAGGGCATCTAAATCAGTCTGCATATCCGTTATTGCAGTAGCGTTTTCGCCTAGTAACTTCTTTAACGCCTCAACATCTATGCCCTGTTGTTTAGCAATATCTGCAATAGCGTCATCACGGTCTTTACCTGCCTCTACTAGGTCATCTACATCTGCCTGCATGTCCGATATTGCAGTAGCGTTAGCTTTAATCCCTTCGCCGTTTGTTTCTAGGAGTTTTGTAAGCGCCGCTAAATCTAAGCCTTGTTGATCTGCAATAGCTTGTATAGCTACATCACGGTCTGTACCCGCGTCTACTAGGTCTTCTACTAATTTTTTGGTGTCAGCTATTAACGTATTGTTTGAATCTACAACGCTTTTTACGTCTCCTATAGATAAACCAAGTGTTGCAGCTACTTTGTTTATAGCTGCTTCTAACGTGCCTCCTAGACCTAGTACGTCTGCAATAGCTGCAATTATAGGCGCTAGAGCCGCATCTAACTGTGGGTGCGTGACAAATTCAGAACCACCCGTGTTAGGATCACCGTCACCATCAGTATTTCCGTCACCATCAGTATTACCGTCACCATCAGTATTACCGTCACCATCAGTATTACCATCACCATCAGTATTACCATCACCATCAGTATTACCGTCACCATCAGTACCATCCCCGTCAGTATTACCATCACCATCAGGATTATCTAAGGGGTTATAAGGAGCAACGGTTCCGCTATCATCCCAAGGCGCTCTTTGACCTTTAAATGCAGTGCCGTCTTCGTTGTAAGTACCACCTAAAGTCTCTCCATCACCTGAAACTAGGGTGTATTTACCGTCTACATCTGGGTGAGGTACTAAAGTGTAAGGCGTGTAAGTAGTGCTAGTATCACGGTCAATTTTGTCAGGGTCAGGAGCACCAGAAGTAGGATCGTTGGGTGCAGTATCTTCTTCGTTAGGTATACCGTCTCCGTCAGTATCTTCGTCAGTCCCGTTGGTTAGTGCCCAGTACCTAACTAATTCATCCATCAACGCATCAGTATTGTCTTGGCTACTACCTACACCAGAATTTACCAAGGCGTCTATGTCTGCTTGAGTAGCAGGTAGTCCTGCTTCGCTAAATGCATCTGTGGCTTCAGTGGTGCTTGTATAAACCTCGTCGTATAAGAAGTTCATAACGTTATTAGTTACTGTAGAGTCTCCACCGAAAGCATCGTTTAGCGCAGAAGTTAGTGCTTCTTGGCTGTAGTCTTCAGCGTTCTCTAAAATTATTCTTGCGTCAGGGTTATTTAGTAAGGCTATATTAGATACAAAATCATCGGTAGAGCTAAAGGCGTACGCCCCACCACCTACGGCACTACCAATTATCATTCCGAACGTAGCTGCGGCACCGACTTCTGCACTAACTTCGATAGAGTCGTCTATAAGGCTTAATTGCCCTTGTAAGTAGGCTGTTACAATACCTTCTTCAAACCCTTCAGTTACACCTTCTTTAATGACTATAGTACCGCCTTCAGATATACGCTTTACTATTTCATTAAACACATCTTGGAATTGTTCTGGTACTTTTCCACCCACAAACAACTTATCAGCAGCCATGCCTCCAACAAACAAAGAAGCTAAAGTCGCAACTCCCGCTACATTACTAGTGTTTATTGCTAGCTCTAATGCATATTCTCTAAATTCTGTTTCTCTAGAGGCTAAGTAATCTGCCCTAGCTGACCCTGAAAGTTCTAGTATGTCGGCTTCTTGATTAGCTATTTTTAGCGCCGTTGCGTAGGCTTCTTCATAAGCCCCTGCATAGTTCGCACCTACGCTTTCGCCTATATCTGAGGCTGCTGCTGCGGTAAGACCAGCTTTACGTGATACACCTTCTACTACTTTTTCAGACAATTCTTTAGCTATCTTTGGAGACAACGCTTTAGCCGCACCTAATCCAAATTTAGCTGTTAAAGCTCCTAATCCGCCTATCATTAACGGAGCAGCTTCCTGCATAAACTCTACTACTACATACTCACCGAAAAACGCGGAGGGGTGGTTAGCCGCAGTTTTAAATACATCCTGCATACCAGACCAAAAATTACCTTTACTCTCGTCCCCAGATACATACTCTCCGTTTTCGTCGTAGACTATAGGTGTGCTAGGGTCATCCACACGTCCTTCTTTAAGGCTTTGTTGGAAATCTCGCATTCCGTCAACAGCTTGGTCGTATCCATCGCTAGCTGCGCCTAGCCCTATTGCTTCCATGTCCGCAGCAAAGTCTTTTATTGCCCCCTTTGTAGGGTCATCTTCACTAAATCTATCTACTAAGCCACCAAAAGAATCAAGCATACCTGCAAAAGCTCTAATGCCTTGCCCGTATAAGTCTCGCTTCCAATCAGCCGCAGCTTGTTTACCTTCAAATTCTCCTTCCCCCGCTAGGTAGTCTGCGCCATCGTTAAGAGCGTCTAAGAGCCACTGAGGTACATCTATGTCTGGGCTATTCGCTACCCACTCCCCCGTAGAGTTAGATACGTACCCGTCAGTTAGGTTGTTATCTTCTACTACCTGCAAAAAAGTTTCAGGTTCATTTTCTGCTAAGTCTTGGAGGGTGGCGTTATTAGGATTAGCACTAACGTCAGCGTTGTTTACCGCATCCATATCTATATATGGTATATCTAAAAGATTCATGCGGGTGTTATCAGGCCCAGACATTGTGTATTGCTCATTTGTCTCTGGGTCTGTGTAAACTATATCTTCTAAGTGCTCATTCCAATGGGTTTCTGTAGGAACGTTTGTCCAAACACGTTGTCCTGTAGTAGGGTCAATTAATAATTCTGCTCTACCGTTACGTATGTCATCGTTAGTAACTCCTTCGGCCACACCAAAAGAACTAGAAAAAGAATCAGAAGAATATTCGTAGTCGTAGCTACCATCTGCATTTTGGGTGGCGCTAAAGAACTCTTCGCCCGTACCATCAGGGTTGTTAATAGCACTTAGTAATCCTTGCACCGCATACTGTTCAGGGATGTCGGATATACTTCCTTCCCCTGCCATAGTAGTTAGTCTGTCACCTATTTTCTTTCTTTGGGCATCAGTTAACTGAGAGGCGTCTAGCCCTATTGCTTTTGCGGCAGCATTTATTACGCCATTTACCTGAGAAGAAATTTGAGCGTCTAGCCCTGCTTGCGTGGTTGGGTTACCAGTTTGTAACCCCTGAGATAAGTAGTGCTGTATAGCATCTTCTTTAGAGTCTAACCCGTTTTGTTGTGCATAGAAGTCCCAGTCAGCATCTGGAGCAAGTTCTGAAACTACCGCTTCATTAATGGTAGCTATCTTGGGGGCAAGCTCTTCGTTCGCTGCGGTAGAGGCTTCTCCGAGATCATCTAGCATACTTTGATACGTGCTTACTTCTTCGTCATATGAACTACCAGTAGTTTCAATTACTGTGTTTAGTTCTACTAACTTAGGATTCCATACATTCTCTACGTTATCCTCAAACTCAGCTCTAGCATTATTAAATTCTTCTTCTGCCGCGTCTCTGGCATCTTCTGCTGCCTCTAACCTTTCCCGTTCCGCAGTGGACATACGGCCACGCCCGTCACTACTCGACAAAATATCTGATACTTTCTTTCTCTTTGCATCGAGGGTGTCTTCGAGGGACTGTACTTCAGTGGCGTCATCGCCTATCTGTTTGGCTATCTCATTGTATTCTTCGACTGCCGCAATATGTTCAGCTACGATACCATCTACTATGTTTCCTTGCTCTCTTGCCGCAGTATACTTTCCTGTTAACCTATTAAAAGTATCTTGTACATCTTCTAGTAACGTACCGTCTTTGAAAGACTTTACAGCTTCGTTGACTACACGGTTTACTAAAGTTTTACCAAACGCATCGCTGCCGCTTTCTCCTGATGCCGCCGCTGCTACTGTATTTTGTATGACTGCTGTAATTGTACCTAGAGTACCTTCAGTCATGTTGTCCATAGCATTCTCAGGCGTCCAATCTCCAAGTCCTACTTGATCTAAGAAATCGTCTACTGCTTGGGCAGTTATAACACTGTTAGTTACAGCGCGAGCGAGCGTAAACTCACTTATTTCGCCGTTAATAGCTAAATCAGTAATGCTAGCCTGTATTACATTCTTGACTACATCTGGTAGTTTATTATACCCGCCATCTACGTATACCTCGTTTCCATCTGCATCGGTAGTAAACCCGCCTCCTAGAGCTTTGTCTATTTCACCTAATGCTAAACCAACGCCTTGGGCTATAGCGCCTATCTTAAAGGCTTCTAATGGGTCTCTACCATCGGCAATAGCGGTAATAGCTTGTTGAGTACCTCCAGCTACAACTTTACTTACTACATTGCCTACGGCTTCTCCGAGAGCATCTCCTACAAATTCTCCTGCGGCATCACCTATCTGACCTGCAAATTCTCCTGCTTCTGTAGAAACGTACGCAATAGCTGCGGCTTCTAAAATATCGCCAATGTCACCGCCTTCAAGGGCTACATCTACACCGTTTATTAATGCCATCCACGCAGCGGGGTTGCCACTTGCAGCGGCCATAGCTGTAGCAATAGCTTTTATAGGGTCGTCAAGAAAAGCCTGTATTTGCATCTCTGTGTATTTAATTACAGGTTTAAAAATCTTCTCATTAATCCAACTACCTACGTCTTTAATAGGCTGAAAGATATTGTCGTCAATCCAACGACCGACTTTCTTTATCGCTTTTACTACACCGGACATTATGCGGCCTGCTTAATTGGTTTCTTAGGTATTTCTACAAACACTATATAGTCTTCTTCGTCTTCGCTAATGCCTACCCCTACATTTCCTCCAAGAGGAGACAAGCGTTGCTTTAGTTGACCTAAAACAGGTAATATTTTTTCGCCATAATCTTTGCCAAAAGTAACAGAGTAATGAGTTATGCCACGTTGCTGTATATCTGCCGCAAACTCCATCATGTTGTCTATATAATTTTCAGCGGTGTCTACATTAAATACACGACCCATCATAGCTCCGCCTTCGGGGGCACTGTGGCCTCCAAATACTGTATTACCATACTGCACAGACATAGCATTTTCCATACGGAACTCTTGGAATACAGAAAACATAGCGGCTTCCAGCTTGTCTTTGCCAGTGCCTACGTTGTCCATATGCATGATAACTATTTCGGCTAAAGATAGTTTTTCTTTTTTGCTATCTACAACTTTCATAATTACTCCTAGGTAATTTCTAAGATGCTAGCCACAACATGCATCTTATTGGCGGTAGTCGCGGTTACCTTTAACACTTCCGTGGCCTGCATAACCAAAGGTTCGCTCAATAGCTCTACCGTAAGACTAGCTCCAATCACTGCACTGGTAAACAGTGTGTATACATTTGAGCCGTTTGTTAGTGTAACCTTAATTGAGTCTGCGGTAGTAGTTATCGCAGCTACTAGTATAGACTTAACTATTGCCTCTGTAGCTGCGGGGCAGGTGTATAACGTAGTTACATTTGTACTAGTAAGAGCTGCTTTACCATTTACGTATTTGTTTGCCATTAGCTCATATACCAAGTAAAAGATTGTTGATCGGTAGCTTCTGCTTGCTGGGCAAGCGTAGCATTTCGTAGGGCGTTATCTAGCTGGTTAAAGTAGATACGCAGTACTTTGTTAAACTCTTCAAACGACTGTTGGTCGTATACTTGAGGCGGATACGGTAAAGCAGGCGCACGAAATGGCACATTGTACCTAGTATTGTCTACAGCCATTACCGTCTCCCGTCAGCGCGCATATCTATTCGCGGGCTACCTAACTGCCAAGTTACTCCGATCTCACTAGATTCTACCTTTATAGCAAGCTGGCGTCCACGTACGCGGGTAAATATCTGCCCAGTAAACTGTTCTACTGGTAACGTAGCAGTACGTGTTATTCCTCCGCTGTTAGAGCCTCCTACAGACGTAGGGTCATTATAGCCTGATCCTGAGTTCTGCAACGGCAATAACGTCATAGTAGCGGTAGGAGAGCCTACTTCTGAGCCGTCGAAGGTAATATCAGGTAGTACACGCCATATAAACGCAAACTGATGCCCATCTTCTAGATCAAACTGTGCAGAGGACACATACGCAGGTATAGCCGCTGTGACCGCTGTTTCGTTGTCGTCAACACCCTGCTCATGGTTAACAAGGTTATTACTGTACGTAGCAGCTAGGGGGTAGTTTCTTAGCCCTGAATCAAGCCACGCTGTACGACTCATAGTACCGTAGTACCATATCTGTTCTAAGTAATTGTACACTACATATCTGTCTGACACGTTAGAGTCTGTAGAACAATACCACCACCAAATCTCATGGTAGGACTCGTTAGTCCCTGCAAACACCTGCTCATACTGCTCTACATTAAAGTCGTTAAATATAAACTTACGTAGGTCACATTTAAGAGGCTGGGTGCGTCCATCGTACATGTAGAACTTGTCTTTACCCATCCAGTAAGCTACACCGTTGGCATACGCTACGGCGTTTTGAGAGGCTATGGATATGTTCTCACCAACTAACTGAGCAGTCCATACAGCCGGAGCGCCTACATACTGTAGTGCATATAATGCTGAATCTGTCCATACCAGAACTTCTTGACGTGCTTGTTTAGCCGCTACGATCTGAGTGCCATTAGACAGAATAAGATCGCCCGCTTGGTTAGTTGCCGAAGGTGACCAGTTAGTAGCATTTTCTTGGTCTGACCAGCGAACTAGCATGGGGTTAACAGTAGCGGAGAAAATCTCATTTGCACCAAAGCAAAACACAAACCTGTTAATATCAGACACTAGAATTAGTTTTTGTGAGATAGGTACTTCTGTACCCGTAAGAGCTACTGCCCTAGTGGATAGCCCGTTTGTAGCATCCCATATGTATATACCCCCATCTCTAGGCCCGAAGATAAGGTCTTCACCAAAGTTAGCTTGGCTCCATATGCGTATAGAGTCGGTAGATGTAACACCGATACCCCACGTACCAGAACTCCAACTACCCGCTCCCCAACCTACTAGAGGCACAACAAACGCAGGGCCGACGTTGATCTGGTATGCAGCCGTTACTGTACCGCCACCTGTAGCACTAGAACTTGCATTAGTGCCCGCATCAATCGTGTATACGTTAGCAGTAGTAGTCTCAGTTAGTTGATACTCAGCATTTAGGGTAAGTCCGCCTACAGCACTTGCGCCGCTAAACGTAACAAAGTCCCCGTCAATATAGCCTCCGTTGGCGTCAGTAACCTCTACTAGGGGCGAACCATTAGTAGTCTCAAACGGGTTAGTCAGGGTTACAGTAGCACGTAAGGGTGTAATATCGCTGTAAGCGCCACCGTTCTCAATGTAAAACTTCAGGTTAGTGCCTACACCAATCAGGTTCTGGCTACCTAGAGTAACCCAGTTCCACAAAGAGCGGCATACACCCAAGAATGTAGTAGCTGATATGCGCTGCCACCCACCTATCTTTTCCGGCGTACCTTGGCGAAACCGTATTTTATCACAGTCGTACCAACCACCTTCACTAGTGTATCGAGTGTTTTCGCGGTTAATCCCCGCTTTTAACTGTAATTTTTTAAGTGGCATAATTTATCCGCTAGTAACACCAACACATAGGTTCAGTTTTACGTATGTCTACATGTACAAAAGTTTTAGCTACGCCTACGGACATTCCCATAGCTGAAGCGTGTTTAACTATTGATAGCCGTTGTGCGCCACCAGATACTTTAATATCAGCGGCAATCCCTTTTGTGTGCATTCCGCCACCATTGGGCTTACGTTTCTCAACGCTATGCTCTTTACTTCTGTAGCCGGAGGTAACTATAAAAGGGAACCCGCAAGCCGCCCTTAGTTGGTCTAAGGCATGTATGAAATCAACGGACATCTCATTCTCACCCGTCTCTTGGCAATCAAAATCTTCTATTTTAAAGTACTTAAACTGAGCCATAGTCAGTATACCTAGCCTGTAATACTTATTAGGATAAATATTGAACTGACAAACACTACTACAAAGGCTAGTGCTTTCCAATCTTCAGGGTCTTTAAAATCCATTACTTATTACCTTTCTTACTAGCGATGCCCTCGAAAGCACCGCCGCCAAAATAAAAACCTACTATAGTAAGCATTATCCAGTCTATCTTAAACGCAGATATAAGCTCTTGTACGGCTGTTATGTCCCTACCCATGAAGAATAGAACAAGTACCATAAGATAAGAACCTACAAACGTAAATCCAAATATCAATGCTATGTAGCGTTGGGCAACCTTGAATGGCGCGTAACTAGTTAATAATTGAGTTTTCGCCTTAGTTTTAGCTTCTATAGCTTCGGTCTCAGACGTATGCATAGAATCAATAAGGTCTAACCCTTTACCGATTACATCGCCACTACCTAAAATTGTGCTTAGAATACCCATTACATTCGCTCTAAAATAAACAGACCAATAATAAGAGGGTATATACCCCACAACATCATTTCAGTCTTTTTAAACTGGGCAGAGCCGTCATCAAGGCGTTTCTCAATATGTTTAAACTTATCATCGATAGATTCCATACGCACAACGCATTCTCTTTCGTGAGCTTCAAGTTT